AAAATATATTGGATCTTTTTGACATTTTATAATTTCACTAATTTCTTCATTAGTAAATTGATGTTCATAGCCAACAGGTTTTAAGTTAGGATTGCCATGATATGATGTTTCATTATTCATTTTCTATAATCTCAGCTTCTGGTATTTCTTCATTAGATGCTTTTAATGCCTTCAAAAGATCTTGTGTAGAACCAACAAAAAGATTATTTTGAGTTTGTATATTCTTTGGTTGATCTTGTTCTAATTCTTTCTTTTTCTTTTGTACATCTAACAAATCTTTTGCTACGTCTGAAACTGTTTTAATTAATTGACCAGCAACTTCATATGCTCTGGGATGATCGCTGTTTTTAGCAATATGTAAAATACCGTCTATAGCCTCACTACCTTTATCAATCAAGATATGTAAGGTTTCTCTAGCATGAGCAGCATCATCTTCAATTTGCTTCTTTTCAAACTTTTCAATGGTCTGATTTTCAGTTGCAGTCACATTGAATTTTTCATCTAATTCTTCAAACATAATTAATCTTCACTTGTGAATATTTGATCAAAATCCTGTATATATGAATAGTTACTTGTTGGCAAGGATGAAGAAGGAGTTACTTCGGTTGTTATTCTTGTACCAACCGTAGTATCTGGTGTAGATGTTGCTGTTAATGTAGGATCATCATATATATTCTGAATAGTTTTCTTGATGAGACCAGCATCACGAACATAACCATAGAAGTTTAATTTAACGGTAAAATCTAGGTTCCATATTACACTTAATCTTTTGTCAAAAGATCCTTCCCACTCATCTTCATACGAAACATTTTCTAATACAATTTGTAAATCGGTTTTAACACCTAAAGAAGGAATTTCATTAACTGTTACGTTGAAATCAGGATTAAAATAAGGAAGAATTTGTTCTACGATTTGTAATCCGTCTTCTTGATTTTTTGCATATGCACTCAAACTTATTCCCATGTTATACGGCGTTGACACAAAGGAATATACCACTCCGTTGTTGGTAGTATCTAATGAACGAACAGTTTGAGTAATAGCTAACTTTCTTGCTGGGTCATATCGAAAATCTGTAATCTCAAACCCCATTCTAGGTAAAGTTATTTGATAGGATGCACGACCTGGTTCTAAATTAGGAGCTTCACGAATACGGTCAATAAACTTTTGCTTTGGTGCATAACTCAAAGGAACTATAATACTTTGTGTAATTTGATTGCTAGAATTAGTTCTTCTTATTTGGATATTATTAAATAATGTTCCAAATGCAATAATAGCTTTTCTAATATGCTGATGATAGAAATGTTGATTCTTAAACATTAGTATTCACCGAATGGATTTATTTCTGTGAAGTCAAGAATATCCAAACCTTGAGATTCAAAGTCTGCATTGTCAGAGAAAGGTGTTTGGGTTCTTGTATTATATTTTTCTAGAATAATTGATCCTGAAGTTTGATTCAGTAACAAGTCTCCACTTTCCAACAATATTTGATATTCAAACATATCCATACTCAAGTCGTCTACAGTATCATCAATAGCAGTAACACCAGTATCCATAATTTCTGAGCTGTACTGATAAAGCTCACATTGCATAGAATAGATATGGAATTTTCCTAATTGATAAAAAGGATCAAGATGCTGAACAAATTTAATCTCAAACATACTATTAGTTTTAGGGAAATAAATTAAATCTCCCTCAGCAGGTCTAGATGCAATTTGTAAGACAGGAGTTCCGAAAGCACCAACAACATCTTCCCAGCGACGTTTACTTACAACAAAGGTGGCTTGATCGGTAACACTAATACCAAACTTAGTAAATAATTCTCCGTCACCTTCCCATCCCTGAATGTTGGTTAAAAACATTTCTAAGGGATATGCATTATCAAACTGGGATAATACATCCTCTCCAAGAATTTCATCCCGATCAACGGAAGTTCTTGGGAGATAATAAACATCATGACCATAGATCTTGATACTCTCTATGATGAGATCTTCAAGTAATCTTTGTTCAGAAGTAGTTCCAGAAGTACTTCCACTTTGGAAATAAAAATTGGTAGCCATTTTAACCTACCATAAAATCAACGGGAAGCTCGTATCTTAATTGCATTTCCTGTTCGATTTGTGATATTTCTTCATTGGCCTCATCAAATATTTTTTGACCGTTCATTGTGATTCCACCTGGGAGTTGCATACCTTCAAATTTCTTAAGGTTAATACCCCATTGGCGTTTGATAAGAGCAGTGGAATATCTTTTTAAGAATATATCATCATATATCTCAGTCCATGTTGTGGGATCAAGAACCTTGTAAACTTCAAATATGATGTAATCTCCAGGCTTAAATGTTTCTTGCCAATGTACATCTAGATATATTCTGTTTTGTTTTCTGTTGAATCTAATATTTCTATTACCTGCAAACATATCATCTAGTAATTGTAGATGCATTTTTACCTGATTATAATAGGTTACATCACTAGATAATAAGTTATACATATCGTTCAAACGGAACTGATATACAACGTCGAAAATATTAGTGCCTGCATGGCTACTACCGATAGTTCCTAATGGAAATGCGCGGATAACACCTGTTACAGAATCAGCAACTTCAAAATAACGATCATCCCAATTTTTTTGAACATAAGCGCCAGACCCTGCTAGTGGAGCAGATGCAGCAGATTGGTCTCCGGTAATAGTTTCTCCGTTGGAGAAAGTCCCAGAAACACCTTTGAGTAATAATTTATTTGATCCACTTATTTCATAGACCTTTGCTGTAGCTGCAGAAGTTCCACCTGTGATAGTTTCACCTACAGTAAAATTTGCTGCAACTAAAGAAGCTAAGGTAACATAGGAAGCCTCTATTTTCTCAGAGACATAAACACGCTCAACGCCATCAAAATGATATTCTTGCCAAAACTCCAAGGCATCGTCAATTCTATCGCTTACTTGGTCATCATCAACGTTAACTTCTATAACTGGATGCCCTAAACGACGAAGACAGTAATCTACTAATTCTGTACGGGTTGTAACAGCCATGTTACCTCGCAATAAAAAGTTAGTTGGTATTACTATTTATAATCTTTAGCAATACCAACTAACTTTTTATTTAATCTACGAGTATTGGTTGTAGTGCAGCAAGTGCATTAGCTGCAATTTCTAGACTTTCTGGAAGATCATTCATAGAAAGAGAAACATTACTAACTTCTACCTGAACGTTGAGTAAGTCACGAATTTCTTGATTCAAGGCAGAAATACTATCTGGATTAATTTGAATGGTGCCTTGAACAGGATTTCCATTAGTATCTAATCCTGGTACCAGGTTACCATCCTCATCTCTCACTGCATGACGCATACGAGCTTCATCCAAGGTCTTTTGTAAAGACTCAAAAAACGGAGTTAAAGTTGTTTTAGCTGTAAGTATCTTCCATGCAGTTCGTGCTGGAAGTCTTTCATCACTAAGAAGACTAAGTCCGTTTACAACACCATAAATTTGTTCATTTGTAAGATTCATTTTTTTTCCTCCATAGTTAAAACTCACCTAATAATATAACATATTTTTTGTATATGTCAAGCTTTATTTATCCAACATTTTTTTAAGTTCTTCAATTTGCTCTTTTTAAATATTTATATCAGACACCAAATCTATTTCGTGTTGAATTAAAATTTTGTACCATCTGTGCTGCTGACAACGGATAATCATATACTTTAACTTGTGCAAGTCTGCCCTGCCATCTTTCACTATCCCCTGAACCATGACCACCAAATCTAATAAAATCAACGTCGGTACAATGTTCACATGCAGCAGATATAGTTTGTGTAGTTCCATTAACACAATAAGTAAATGAATTACCATTATATGAAAATGCCACATAAACCCATTGATTAGAAGGTACAGTTAAAGTTGACGAAGAACAAGGCCAATATTGCAAATAATTACTTGGGTTTATATATAATGCATCATCTGTTGCCTGATTATTCTGAATAATTGCACGATAACCACTATTATTTTTTGTATCATAAATCCAGGCTTCATAACTAGGTGTAGATATATTGCCAGAAGAATAATTAGTTTCTACATATTCATCAGTACCATCTAGAACTAAACTACCTCCATTACTTGAGTTGTAGGTAATTCCATTATATAAAGTACATACACCATTAGAATTTAAATATCTCCAACCAGATTCACCGTTAGAAATTAATTCAGCCACAGAAGGCTGTGTGCCATCAAGTTTATCTAATCTAGGAAATGCAAATTCTAAACCAGATGATGTATTGGTTGTATAATAATGATATGTTCTATGGTTTGCTGTGGTTGTTGTAGGATCCCATCTAACATCTTGCTGACCTACATTACCATAACTTTTATCCGCTATTTTTACACCATTTTCATACCACCCAGAATCGGGATGTCTATTACCAGAATATCCTTCGTAAAAACAATGAGCAACAACCAAATACCAAGTGTTTTGTGTTAAATCGGATTGCGCAGGATGGGTAAAATAAGGATTGCTTTGAGAAGCGTTTGTATCATTCCGTATAGGAGCAGGGTTTAGTCCCATATAAAAAGTACCACCAGTGCCTGCTGTGTGTCTTCTGACCCAAACACTCCATCTATAAGTATAAGCTCTGTCTATACTGTAATAGCCTGAATTCCAACCACCATCAGCACCCGATATTGCATCAGGAACAGTTCTCCAAATAATGCTTCTTCTACCCCAAGGATCGTCATCAACCCAAGCACGAAGCTGTTCTGCAGCATCACCATTTCTACCATAGCCGGATGAACCATCATTACCCGTGGTCCAATCATGTGGATTAGGTAAAATATTAGAAGATTGTAATGGTCTCATTGTGCTTCTAACGTTTCCACCATCTACGGCAATCACTAAATCATCTTGTAATGCGAGATTTGGGCCTTGAAATGCTGACATTTTATTCCTCTTTATCTTCCTTCCATTCGTTAGTAGATAAAATTTCTATAAATTGTTCATGTGTATATTCTGGATATTCTTCAGAATATATGGAGGGTCTTCCATATACTCCAGCTTCTATTGTATAAGTTTTAACACCTTCACCCGTTTCAGCATCATATATTTCATGGGTTTCATTTTCTGTAACTATATTTACATTATATTTCACAAAGGTTTTTGTACCGTCCACAGAATATCGCATTGTGTTTTTTGATGTTTCATAAACTTGTGAAAAATTTATATTATCTATTATGGATGCTGGAATAACCAAATATCGTCTACTGTTATGCATATTACACTCCGAATCTATTTCTTGTTGCGTTAAAGTTTTGTATTACTTGTGCATCAGTTAAAGAGGAAGTATACATTTTAAATGTAAATATTTTTCCATAAAATTCATATGTTACATTATCACTCCCAATATACATTGGTGTATTGTAACTTATTAATGAAGCATGGCCTCCGGTACTTGCATACACGGTTTGCTTGACTCCGTTTACCCATATATCATAATGACTTCCATTCCAATTAAATACCCAATTATATATTCCCGGTGATAACGCATCTCTTGTATATGTCAATTTACTTCCACCTGACGTTGACCAAATATGAAGCGCTTCATTAGAAGCGGAGCCTGTCCATCCCCCTAAATTTATACCCGGTGTTCCTCCGCCAAATGATAACAATGTTTGATATGATGAGGGACCGCCGATGGCACTATCATTGCCAGGAACTGTACTATTATTATACAACCAAAAATCTAAACAGTATGGTGTATAACTAAATGAATTTACTAAAATTTTGTCATCTGCCCCATCAAATACTATATTACCTCTTGAATCTGAATTAAATGTTGGACCATTAACCAATTGACCATGACTTGCATTACCACTTAAGTCTTCCAAACCACCATCTGTTGCTACAGTTGTTCCACGGGTACCTGTTGTAAAAAACCTAGTTGTAGTTGGTGTTGGTCCAATTTCAACCATTACATCCGCAATATCAATCCAGTATGGTGAAGATTCAGTACTGGGCCAGAAGTACTTATAAAAACTAAATGTATTAGAAGCTGTCCAATTGTGGGTAATTAATTGCCAGTCTTCGGTCAACACATCCGTATAACGTGCATACGCCGACTGCCCGGACCCAAAATATGTACTAAAGCCAAGCGTTGCATTACCCGCAGCACCAACTGCGTTTGTCTTTGCCCAATAACTAACGGTAATGGAGTCTCCTTGTGTAACTGGGGAATATACACCATATGCCATTCCATCAACCCCGGATGTTCTTGGTATATGAAGCCTCATGCAATTTGTACCCGATACATATCCACCATCTTGTACAATTTCTTTTACTAGTCCGGCATTTGGTAAATGAGGTGGTCCCCACCACATTGTAGGAAAACTTGTTGAATTAATTGAAATTCGTTGATCGTTTGCAATAGAATCATGAACTTTATGAAATCCTGTATTTGAATCAATGTACCCCTGACTTCCAGTTTGATTACTATTATACTGATGGATTGAAAACGAAGTATTAGATATTTTTTTAATAAAATAATTAGTTCCCGCGGTGATCCCACCACCAGTCGTTTGTGCTCGTACAACATCAAATGTTCTAAGTGGGTGATTTGAAGAAGTGGTTACAATGTTATTACTTACGCTAGAAATTGTACCGATACTAAAATATGTAGCACTATTATATTGATTGGTATTATAAGTACCCCAACCATTTGATGTTGTAAATCTGCCATTGGCCGACGCGTTTGGTAAAATATTTGTAGTAGGTCCACCACGGAAACTTCTAGGGTTGGCAGCATCAAATAACAACCCCAATCCTGTATTTACTATGTTAGGTGAATATACTGTAGCCATTATAACCCAAACCTCGCTCTTAGTGCGTTATAATTTTGTGCTATTTCTTGTGCGGACAAATGTTTATTATAATATAAAAACACAGCAATTTTTCCCCAATATTGAGAAGAAGTTGTTATTGTTGTGCTACCGTCATGATAAGCTCCTATTACACAAAATCCATTGTTAAATGTTGCATTTGAATTTGTAATAGTATATTCCGTTGCATTATCATTATATTGAAAACTATAATATGGAGAAGACTGCGACAATTTCCAAGTTAGGCAATTAAACTGTGTATATGGGTTGGGTAGAGACGGTATATCAAAGCCAGAATCCATAAACCCGGCTCCGTTATTATCATACATACCCAAATTATTAGCACCAGATTGTACTATAACTTGGTGGTCGGCTGAAGCTCCACGAACTAATGTTCTCCAAGTACTAGTGCTATTTAAAATAGTACTAAAACACATTATTGTTCCGTTTATAGCATTAGGAACGTCGGTCAATGATCCTCCAACCAATCGTTTTGCGGACCCATATGAACCCTCAAAATTCATATGAGCAATTCCCCCCGAAGTGGAATACGCAGACGAATTTATAGTAAATGTATAACCATTCCCGCTCAAGTCATACCAACTTGTTCCGCTGCCGGGATAACTACGAACATTAGCCGCATCTAAACACAATACTAATCCGTCAGTTACTAGGTTTGGTGAATGATATAATGCCATTTTATATACCGAACCTGTTGCGTAGTGCGTTATAGTTTTGTTGAATTTCTGCTGCGGAAAGAGCGCGGTTGTATAACATAATATTTGAAAATGCAGCAAATACATTTTGAGTCGAATCAAAAGTGCCACCAATCGAATCCTGCTCTTGATTCAAAATCCAACCACCATTGGTTACAGCAGATATATCTGGTTGTGTTGAACTAACGGGAGAGTTGTCATTCTTATACATATTTGCAGAATCCGAACCATTTCTAACTAAACTTAGTTGCAACCATTCGTCATTTGTAAATGAAACACCGGAACCTCCAAGATACCCCGTAATATTTGATGAGGATATTTGCATAATATTATAATTGTTATTACTACCATTATGCATACTGTGAAAATATCGTGTACCGCTTGACTGCGGTTGTATCCAAAAAATTAATGTGTATGTTCCTGAAGTTGCTTGTGCAGCTGCGTGGGGCATAATAATATAATTTGTCGTTTGTGATGTTCCCCTGTAATCAAATTTACCCCCGTCCGACGAACTATATGTATTTGTTCCAACAATTGTTGCACTATTCCCATTCCCACTCAAGTCATACCAACTTGTTCCGCTGCCGGGATAACTACGAACATTAGCCGCATCTAAACACAATACTAATCCGTCAGTTACAACGTTAGGTGAATATAATGTAGACACTATACCCCAAACCTCGCTCTTAGAGCATTGTAATTTTGTGATACTTGTGATGCGGTTAAAGCACTATTATAAGCTAAAACCATAGCCATATCACCTTGCCAGTATCCTGCATATCCGAGCCCAATTCTTATATTGGCACTAGTAGATGTTAAAATACCATATGGATTGCTAGCACTAGAGATATTTGTTTCGTTTACATACCATTTAGCCTCAGAGGTGTTTCTAGTGGTGCACATGAAATTCCAAACATTCCTAGAGGTTGTTGAGCTGTTAATGCTTGTATATGGTTGAGAATTACTACCCGAATCTCCATAATAACAATTTATGCTATCACCTTCTTCATGTGTCCAAGTTCCATATCCTCCATATGCTTGATCCCAAGGATTTTTTCTTCCGGAAGTATAACTGTGTTTCATTACAATCAATATAGTTTGCTCTACTGAAAAATCTAAACTAGATGCATTAGTAATGGTGCCATAATGGGTGGTGCCATTAAATGTGAAGTAGGTTGTATTAAATGTTGGTGTGGCATTCCAAGAACAGGTGTTACCGTAACCACTCAAGTCATACCAACTTGTTCCGCTGCCGGGATAACTACGAACATTGGCTGCATCTAAACACAATACTAAATTATCAGTTACTAGGTTTGGTGAATGATATAGTCCCATAATATTACCTTAAATTGTTTTTCAATTCATTAATTTGTTTTTGTTGTTCTTTTATTGCCTCGATTAAAACCGGAACTAGTTTTGCATAATCCAAAGTTAAATAATTTTCACCCGTTCTAGATGTTTTGTTTCCTTCATTATCGGTTTCTGTATCAAACGGTGCCAAAGTTACAATTTCAGGAAGAACTGCTTGTACTTCCTGTGCACTCAAACCAATTTGAACCTTGTTGTCACGATAGCCAAAATTCATTGCTTTTTCGTTATTGATATATTTAAAAGCAGACAAAGATGATATAATATCTAAAGGATTGTTGATAATGTCAACCTTTTCCTTTAATCTTTCATCAGAATAATATGCTGTGATTTCTGAGGTTGCTCGAATTTCACCAGTAACATCAAAATAGTTTGTGGATCCTGCAGTTGCTTCAATGATTGGAATACCTGAAATATCATTAACAGAGAAAACCGTTCCTATTAATGAATCAGTTACAGAAAATAACTGCCCTGAAGATCCATGAATATCTAGCTTGGCGGCAGGCGAAGCAGTACCGATACCGACGTTGCCACTGGTGTCGATAACCATTTTCGCGGGCACTAATCCATTCGTGGCGAACTCCAATTGCTTACCAGTTTCTGCGAACATCCCGAAATTGGCATCAGTAGTGCCCTTGTATGCACCCGTGACGCCGACGATTCCGCAGGTTGTACCGTTTTGTTTTGCAGTAAAGTATCCACCACCAGTGGTGCCCGTATTATCTGAGACGATGGCTGCGTAAGCACCTGTGCTTTTTGCGCGAATAAGTTCTGATGCACTATTTTGCACATGGAGGCGCACGGCAGGACTCACACCAATACCGACGTTGCCGCTGGCGTCGATACGCACCTTTTCGGAGCCGCCGGTCGTAATACCAATGGTGTCAGCAGCTGGGGTGTAGATACCGGTATTTGTATCACTTGTCCAACTAAAGCTAGGTGCTGACACCGAATCTGCTGCGTTACCCAAGAACTTAGAAAAGTCAACTGTTCCTGAACCTGTTAAGTTGGTCATACCTGTATATGAACCACTGATACGAGCATCTGGAACAGTTCCAGAACTTAAATTACTTGCATTCAATGAAGATAATGAAGCACCAGATCCACTAAATGTACCTGCAACTAATGTATTAGTACTAGGATTATAGTTAAGAGTACTATCTTCATTTAGGCGCTTGTAACCACCAGTTGAGCTATCAGTAAATACAATATAT